CCTGCCATCTGTCATTGCAGTGGTGGCCTGCTTGGACCACGTTAGACCTACGTCCATTGACTCACACCTGCGGTGTAGTACCTGCGTGATGCGATCTAAGTCGAGGATGGATACGTCTTTACTCATGCGTCACCTTTGATTAGTCTCCGAGCAAACACCTGATGGTACATCTCACGAGCAACAGCCTTGTCGTCAGTGCATAGCTTCTCGTACCATGTAAGACGGAGTGCAAGCTCCAAGTTCTGTGTCATCTCAGCCTTCTCACCCCATGCTAGCAGTGAGCGTACTGAGAACGTAGACAGTAGCGATTGGTTCTCGAACGCCTTACGTACTAGCTTGGCATAGTCTATAATACCTGAGATTTGCCCGTCACTAAGGCTAGTGTGCTTGCGCATGATGTCTTTCTCATCAGACTTGCCCAAGTATCTGACCTCGATACAGGCACCGATTCTGTCCAAGGTAGAAGCGTCTTGCACTTGAGCGTCAAAGACACCTGTCTCGTCACCAGTCCCACATGTGTTGTCAGTGAGTATGTACCACCATCTACCTTCAGTTGCAACGAGCCTACGCTCATCTGCTGTACGACCCGGTGCGTCTGGTAGAAGGACGGTCCTTGTGTTTTTCTCCCTAAGAGACTGGAGCACAAGTGCGCTGTTATGCCTGAAGGCTTCGTCTTCGAGAAATAGTCCACCATATTTAAGACTGTCAGTGAGGATGGTAGGCTCTTGCTTAATGAACATCTTGGCTTCACCGTTCACCTCCTCATAGTCGATGGATGCAGAGCCAAGGAAGTGTGCTTCTCTTGTCTCGACGTTGCATGACATACGCCAGAGCGGGACGACAAATGTAGCACACCATTGCTCAGCGAGGCATGACTTGCCAGTTCCTTGGAGCCCATGAAGTAGAGTAGTGTCACCGCAATAGAGTGCGAGTGCGAGCCTTTCAGTAACGCCCTTATTCCACACCCAGTTGGGGTCCTTGTCTGGGATATGTAGCTGTGCTTCTTCATGCCAGTCCTCCACCTTAAACATGGGCAATGGGATGTCCGGTATCTCCTTCGGCATCCAGAATGCCTCACTAAACATGACCGTGCCTTCCTGTTGAGCGAACTTGTAGGCATCATCAATTACAAAGGGGTCCTCTTTGGTCGCTTCGACCTCGTCCTTCTTATGCTGCACAATAGAGTCGATGATGTCAGGATCATAGAGCCCCTTGAGTGAGCCACCTTGCGGACTAGCCATCTTCACTTCTCCTCGTTGGTTGTCCATTGATGCTCATGAGTCGGAGTTCGATCTCCAACTTGGGTGGTTCCTTGGCATCAGTACCATTCAGTACTACCTCAAGGGTAGCTACGTCGTTGTCGTTCTCAAACATCTGGGCTACTACCGTACGCACCAGATCGTCCATCGTTAGCTCATCGGCTAGCCCGATGTCCGTTACTACTGTGTCACCTGTACTCATGCTGCTGCTCCCTCGTAACTGGCGAGTGCCCTCCCAATAGCGACAGCTCTGCCTATCTTACGGGATGGGTTGTCCTTCTGTGAACAAGCGGACAGTCCCTCTGCTACTACGGTGTCGTCATCCAATAGCCTAGCTATGGTGACGTACCGTGCATTGGTATGTCCTATCTTCTTCAGTTGGTTCCGACTTACATTACCTTCATGTAAGTGTACCACATGCACCCTGAGGTGCTTGGGTAGGTTAGCTTCCAGTCGTTTCATTGTCCTCTCCTTTGAGATCTGTGATCTCTCGTCGCAATCGATGGACTAACAACCTAATCTTCCAATGGCTACAATAACAAGCACCACTGTTAGTGCCCATGCCTTCAGGTCGTTTAATCAAACAAGCATGACTAGAGCAACCAGTATCTAGTGGATCACTCACTATCCTCTCCTTCTAGTTTAGCCCATGTCTCACCGTCAGGGAATGTGAACGTACCGTCCTCACTCCATCCGGGGTATGTGTTGATCATCCATATGACCTTGGCTATGAGGTCGTAGTTCTCTGTCTCAGGATGATTGGTGTAATCTTTAAGCCGCGCTCCGTTTGTACGAGAAACGATAGGTACACTGTCGACATGTTCCTTCTGTACTGTAGATGGTGTGTCGGTATGTGAGTCTACCACTCCCACATTGGGGGCACTTGGTTGCTTTGACATTATTGCACCTCGTCAAGTGTAATGAGAGGGACATTGATCTTTCCGCTGTATGATCGTGGCGTATACAATACCGATGCCACTGGGGTATGTGATGTATCCATACCTGCTGACTCATACGTCGGTATATCTTGAGCGATGACTTCTGATTCAAGCTCATTATACCAGTCCTCTAGTTTAGGTTCGAAGCGCAGCTCTAACTGCATGTCACACTCCTTCATAGTGCCATCCTCTCCACTTTGCAAGATGTCACACCACGGTGAACCGGGCCACACGAGAGCGTACCTGTCTATATCATGGCACTCATGCGTCTTAATCTTTAGTCGAACCACCACTCTCCTCCTCTCCTTTTCCCTTCTCCTTCGTCGAAGGGAAAAGAGAGGAGAGCCAGCCCCAGCCAGCGTTCAGAATATCTACGGTCGCAGCTACCACGAGCCCGCAAAATAGAACGATTGCTATGCCAGTGAGTAGCACCCCACCAAACATGAACACCACCAGTACGATGGCGAGTATTAAGAGGGCTGCTGCCCATTCACTTACGTTATTCATTGTCATCGTCCTCTCTCAGTAGTGCATTGTTGGCTACCCATTGGGCTTCCTCAATGCTCTCGGTTCTGTCTGCTATACGTTCGAGTGCTGCCTCAAGCACCTTGATGCGAGCCCCTAGTCCCTCGACATAGAGTACACTGTACACTCTGATCTGTGCCATCAGTCCTCCTCCTCACACCCATTGATGATACGATCCCAAGTGGCGTCGTCACAGTTGGGTATGGTTGGTGGTTGCCACGCAGGTGCGCAGTCTCTTTCTCGTTGATATGATAGTTCTTGTAGTCTATGCTCTGATAGTATCTCAACCACCCGAAGGGTGGTGAGAGATAACAGTATAGCTATGGTTAAGAACAGAGCAGCAGTACTAGCCCTCATCTTCATCCTCCTCCCACAATGCATCAATAGCATACTGTGGTACCATGTAACCGAGGCTCTTGAGGTGCTCTAGGTGAGTAGCACACTCACCGGCAGTGTCATGGTTGTATGACTCACCGTCACACTCCAGTCCAATGTCAACCATTGTGCGGTTATCAGACCAGTGCCTATAGCGTCTGTTGTACAGCCACCATCTGAACCTGCCTATGACAGGCCACTTGATAGTCTTCCAAGGTATGACGGGTGACTTCTCAGACCTACGTGTTGCTATGTGTGTGACAAAACCAGAGTCACTCTCGTATACATACACATCGCATTGGAAGCGGTCACTTGACCATCTGCAATAGCTCACGGCTCCTCTCCTAAGTACACGTCAATGTCTAGGCTAGCGCAGCTAGTATCATGGGCTTTCTCTTGTGCCATCTCGTAGAGTTTGTCTAACTCCTCATCATCAGGCTCATCACCCTTGATGTCGAGTGATACCTCACCACTCGTAGTACCCATGATACTGGCAGTGAAGCCCATCTTATACGTCTTCATTGCATCATCCAGAAGTATACCTTGTCAGCATGGTTGAGTGCTTTGATTACCATGCGGTCGAGTGCAATATCCCAAGCAGAGTAATCAGCACATTGACCTGACTCGGCCTTGGTCATGTTATAGTATCGTATGCGGCCTCGCTCACGCAACGTAGCTTCGTAGTAGTCCTCACCACTAGGCTTACGTGTACTGACTACCAGATCAACTGGCTCACGTTCTACACCGAACAAGCGGCACACTTCACTACCGCATAAGTGTATGCTGCCCATATTAAAGCCTAGCCGGTCGCTGTACTTGAATTTGAATTCAACTTTCATTACTCTACTCCATAGTTAATGATGTACCACTCGGGATCAATGTGTGTCCCGTCGTTTGTCTTCCACTTAGCTGGTGCCTTGCGCCACTTTCCACGCCTAGCTAGCCTGTCTTGCCTAGCTGTGAACATGCTCATCGCACGTTCGAAGCCGGGACCAGAGCCAGTGATGGGACCAGCCTTAGCTGCGTTGTCCCATAGTCCATCCATGATGTACCTCATAGCGAGAGGTCCCCTTCACGTACCACAGGTATGTGGTACAGTGACGAGCGGCCTGCCTTGCCTGTGTCTATCTGTCGTTGGGCATTAGCCTCACTCACATAGAGATCAGGGATAGTAAAGGGTGTAGCCCACCTGTTGCGTGACCACATGTTAGCTGTCCCTCTGCATTGTATATAGAAGACTCTCATTTCCTCACTGCCTCTGCTATATTGTGTACATTGTCACCTCCAGTGACAAGCTCGTCGTTCTCATCTACTTGGCGGTAGCCGCAGGCGTACGCATCCTTGAGTCTATGCATCATCTCGATGATAGAGTTGGCCTCATGCTCTAGCTCAGTGAGTCTGTCAAGTATGTCGATGCTCATAGGTCCCACCTACCAGTGACAACAACACCAACGTGGTCGGCTGCTGCCTCTGGCTTGTCATTGAATGGGTTGCCACATAACAGATGAGATACGTGCTCGTACTCACCTGCTACACTCACGTGCTTACTGACCTTACGTTCTATGCCTACCCTCACACCAGCGTTCTCCTTAGAGCATGACTCGAAGCCATGATGCTCACTAGTACGTAGCCCAATGAATCCTTGCGCATACACGTGTGTGTTAGCACACCCTTGGACGCAAGTGAAGGCTACTACCATGAGGCACACGATCAGGAACACCCTGAACAGTGGGCTTAGGTTAGTCATACATCGTACTCGATGTGGACATAGCGGTAGCCCTTCTTGTACATACGTTCCAGTAACTTTTGTGCAGCACACATGAATGAACCACTGTATCCCTCTAACCTGTGGCATGTTACACGCTCCGCACCACCGTACCCCCAATGAAACACCTTCGTATACTCTACGATAGGGTAGTTCTGTGAAGTGGGCTTGCTAGTGAACACGACGAAGGCTTCACGTACCTCCTTCGGTATGATCAGCGTACTGTTGGTACCTCTGCCACATAAGAGATCTCTATTGCTTCCACTACTACGTTGCCACGATGCTACCTTACTGGTACCAAAGCGTCTGATCTTAAACTCTTGTCGTTCCTTCATGACTCATACTCCACTTGAACAAACTTGTATCCCAAGCTCAGGAAATATGTCAGCCTGCCATATGCACCACTGTACATCTGTTTCTTGTGTCCACCGATGTAGCAGTAGCAGTCACCACCCGCATCTTCAATGCGATAGGCATTAGGACGGTGTCCTTTACTGAGCACGAGTGTAAACTCAGTGCAATTGGCAGGGATGCCGAAGAACTGTCGTATAATACGACGACACAACGAGATGTGTGTGGCCCCCGTAGTACAGAAGTCCGATGCGTTCTGGTGTCTTGCGAATGTTAATTCCTTCATAAGTCTCTCCATCTACGGCGTGGGAAGTAGACAAATCTACTGCCGCTAGGTAGCTTGTCCTTGTTGAGTTCAGCCTCACGTTCTGTGAACCTGAGTACATCAGCTAGCCCAGTCAAGCAGCCACCTGCTATGGTAGTCCATCCATCATACGTCTTGTATGCATTGCGATGGTCGTTACGAATGATGTACATGGCTACCCCTCATTGTTGCATCACCTTCCAAGTGTCACCTTGGTCAGAGTAGAAAAAGAATAGGGTATGCTTCGCTACCCTAGCGGTGAACTGTATGGCACAGCACGTGCGTACTATGCCCGGTGCCCACTGTTCCTTGGCTGGATCGACGAGCACACTCACCTTATCACCCTTTTTAACGGGGCATTTGCCTTCATAGGCACAGTTGTATGGCTGCTTCATGGTGCCACCCATAGTAAGAGAGCAGTGAAGGATACACAGAATAACAGCGTGCCCCCAATAACAATAGCAGGCCCATACCTATCCCACCATGCTTCCTTGTTCCTCTGTTCAAGAGGCGGGATCATGTACTTGTGCTTGAGTTTCATGCCATACCTACCCTAGCACCTCGATGCCATAAGGGTTTCGTCACCTTGCCATTGACTACCTCACGGTAGACATCATTGGCATGGACCGTCTCCTCATACGTACGCATCACTGACTTGGGCTTAGCCTTGGTCCAGTCCTTAGCCTTAGCTACCCGGTGTATGGTACGCACAACAGAGGGCACAGCTACACTGTGCCGCTTCCATCGTTCCTTGAAGCTAGCTATCGTGTTGGTTGGTTGCTTCTGATTCACGGTCCTTAGACTCCTGCTCTAGTTCATCCAAACGCTCGTCACTGAACGTCTCATACAAGCGCATATAGAATCGCTTGTTGCCTACCGTAGCATACGTGTTAATCGTACGCCCTCGTACTGTGATCTTCATGGTGCCTCCGTAGTAGGTGGGGGCTTAGTCATACCACCAGTGTGGCCCAACACATTGACTGCGAAGGGGCTTGAGTAGAAGTGCTGTTGCTCAGCATAAGTAGCACGTCCATCCCTTACGGGTGGTCCGTTAGTCCACCATCTAGGCAACATCCATGTACCGGGACGGTACCATGCACTGCGTTGCCAATCATTCATGCTATTCTCCCACGTTCTATGTAATCAGGGGTCACTGCCGTTCCACTCATGCGACTGAGAGGAGAGCGTCGGTACCATCTGTCTCATCGTACGACTTACAGCGTTTAATAGACAGGACCCCTATCGTTTGGTGTTACGAGCCTTCAATGAAGGCTGCTTCCCACTCCTCTGGAGTGATGCCAGACATGATGAACTCACGGTCATCCTTAGATACATGAGGCATAGCCTCTTGTATTAGCATACCACCTTCCCATGCCTCTACTTGCTCACGTTCCACGTCTATCTCACGTGTGTGAACTACGCCTGTCAAGCCACTGCGCCTTGTGATCTGCATTGAATTGCCCTCGTTCCATACATAGAAAAAGCAAGCCACGCCTTTCCACTCATCATGCCACCGAGAATGCTTATATGTGGTGGCCCTGATAAGGGCGTGGCTCACGTAAAGGTGCGGCTGGATGGCGTAAGCCCATGCCATTTAATCCCATCGGTTAGGAACCACATCGTCGGAGAACGACCAATAAAGGACACCCCAAAGGGGTGCCCTTGATGGTAGCTCCAAGGTTATACCTTGAACTCCTCCACTGGACCGATGCAGCTAGGCTGCTTCGCAACCACGGTATCAAACCGTGCTCGCAGTGCATAAGCCAGCTTCAGAGTGCCAGCCTTGTTGCGTCGAGCATAGAGGACTACGTCCTCACCCTTGGCAGTAGCATGATCCGCTGCTTTAGCAGTCATGTGAGCCAGATACTCTGGGTCAACGTCGATGCTACTACCTTCGGTAGGAGTAGCAGCTGGTGCTGCTGGTGATACTGCGTTAGCAGTAAGCGCCGTGATAAGGCGGTCGAATCCTGCGTCAAGGGCATCAAGGATGTCCTTGTTACTAGCTCGTGCTGTACCCATTTCAAACTCCTTCGGCCATCTGGCCTGCTCTGTGGGCTTTCGGTTCGGTCGGGGCTGTTCCCCCTAGACCTCTCACTTCGTTCGAGGTCGTAGGGGAACAGACACCACCTTCGGTGGTGATTTTCTCAGTAGTCTCTCATCTGGCCTCACAGTCCAGCACCATTCATGGTGCTGAGTATTGCCCATCCTATAAGGATGGCTACTCCAAAAGCACAACCGATCTCAAAGAGATCGGACCTGATACTGCCATCTTGCTTGCGGTGATAACCGTTCATGTCAAGCCTCCTGCTCAGCTATGCTGAGTAGCTTAGGTGGGTTGTCAAGAGATACCAAAGGTATCTCAACGTCGTAGTCACATGGCACGTAGTAGCTGCCATCCCAAGGATCATCCGGGTTCTTATAGAACCCGAACAAGCCTTGCATAGGACAGTCATTGTCAACGACAATGCCGAAGCGCCATGCTTGGTCCCAGTGATGGTCACTAGTGACCATGCCGTGGTTACGCTCAAGGTATTCATCAGTGATGAATACTTCGTCGCTCATGTAGTCCTCTGGCTCCATGTCCAGTCCAAAGGACTGGGCTATCTCGGCCAGTGCTATCGGACTCAGAGAGTCCGCTATCGTGCTATGCTTGTGGTAATCCATCAGTGCTCTCCGTTCAAGGAACGGAACTCAGGTGCTCCGTCGTGGTCGGCCCAACTCCTGTCCCTGTCTTCGACAGGGCCAGCAGCCTCGGCAGGTGAACAACCAAGTTCCACTTGGTCGCTACATTGTAACCGAACTCCGTGGAGTTCGTCAAGCAGGTCGATCAGGTCTCGGTTTGGCATCGTCGGTCTCCGGTTTTTGGGGGGTGGTCCATCCTCCCCCTTCACTTTGTTCAGGGGGAGGTGGACCAAACTCTTTTGCGTACGTGGTCATTACCGGGCAGGACACGCGGGCGGCACGGAATATAGTACAGCTCCGCTGTAATATATTGTACAACCTTGAAATGAGGGGAGATAATTAAAGGTTTATCAATAGCTTTGCTATTGAAAGTCTCGTAGGCGTGGGGTTAATACCGTATGTGGCAAAAAAGCAACAGGTCGACTATTTATCATAATAGCAGAGCTATTATGGTAAGGGGGAGGGGAGGGGAGCTAGGGGAGTCGTCTCTGAGGGAAAGCGAGGTCAAAAGTTTCTCACAGAAATGTGAGCGTTCGGGCTGGAGCCCGCATGAACACGTGGATGTTAAAAGTTCGGGAACTTTTCCCTCTCAAACTTGTCTTACTCTCAAAAGAGTTCGAGTTATAGAACTCTCTAAGAGTTCGTTTACTCTTTGAGTGAGTAAGATGTCGGGGATATATTGATAAGTAGTCCCTTTGGGACTCTTAGAATCATTCGGAGAATGATATATGAAAGGGATATTCTCAATTTTAGTTGTGTGTTTGTTCGCCCTAGGGGGCTGCCAAACCATATATCCTGATTGTCAAGATAAGCCTGTAGATAGCCTAGAAAGGCAAATATGTCAATTAGAAGTGCGGCAAGAGCGCCGCTTGATCGACAAAGAGAACTGGAATCTCTGCCAAAGAGTCTACAGACAGAACAACCTACCAGTTTGGCACATAGACCATTCGGGTGAGCACAGGGTGTACAATCCTATGCACATCAAGATGGATCTCAAGAATAACAGTTGCAAAGTGGTCTTACGGGACCACTGGGCACCATACTAGACCCCGCACCCTGTTGAAGCAGTCACTGCGGGGTTCTTTCACATAAAGGACACTTATCATGGCCCGACCCCCGACAGAACACGAGAAAGCGATCCTAGCGAAGGAGAAAGAGCTGGAAGCAGCTCGTCGACGCCGAGATAAGGCTGTCAACAACAAGAGAACCACTCCGGGCTCTAACAAGCCCTCTCCTAAGCGGTCTCGTAAAGATATACTGGACGAGCTTACATAATGTATGCTTTCGTCCTCACGGTCTGCCTCTTTATGGCAGATCCGTCAATGAACAAGTGTTATGACTTCGCACAGGAGTACGATACCATCGAACTATGCAACGAAGCAGGAGCAAACGTAGAACGGAGCGTTCTCAAGAGCCCTACCGTCGTAGGCACAGCTTTCAAGTGCACCCCGCTGGACAAGGCGTAGTGGCTAAGTCTCAGACACCCCCTAAAGGGGGTGGACCCACTGTAGTAGAAGTGGGGCCGGATATCTTCGAAGCCTTCAAGGATTCTATGGGACGGTTCCGTACCAAGTCCTTGTTCATCGAATCGCCCAACCCGGCGTATCCGGCCTTCTTCACGTTGAAGCATTATGACCACACGAAGGACGGGCATATCTACAGCTCCTTGTATTTGAAGTACATGGAGATATCAGATCCCACCGAATATCAAGTGGCGATCAGACTATTTGGGTCTTGGGATCACTGGTCTTCTTTGATGAAGTCCAAGTGGTTCATGGACCACCTAAACATATGGAGGGCTGAGCTTCGAACGAAGCTGGAGTCCGAACGCTTCTACGAGATGAAGAAGCACATTGCTGATGACCCTACTAGCGCCCAAGCACAGCAAGCAACCAAGTGGCTGGCTGGTAGGTATGGTGACGGACAAGTTGCCAAGAGGGGTCGTCCGTCTAAGGCTGAGAAAGAAGCAGCTCTCAAACAAGTCACCGAGGAAGACAAGAGTCTCCTCGAAGACGCAGATCGCATAGGCTTAAACTAATGGCAGCATCAGACGGAGGCCACGTGTGGCCCCCTAGGTCATCGGACCTACGCATACAAGAACTCACCGGGGCAGGCATTCAAGCCAGCAAGCCCGGTGATGTATTTGCTGCGCTGCGTACTGCTGGGTATGTTGGATCTCTCGACGACATGTGGAAGCAGCATAAGGTTGCTCTCGGTATCACTGATACCAGCGAGCCCTTTACTGACTCCATAGCCGCAGGTGGTGGAGGTGGTGGTGGAGCCGTAGGATCAGACATAGATCTATTCGATCCCAACGCCACGATCTTCTTCTCTACTGTACCTATTCTTAGCCACGGCTTCTGGATGAGTGCCGATGGCACACGGGTATTCCATTGCTCTGACACAGGCGACATAGTCACATCATTGACTCTCAGTACACCATACGATATCACGTCTAGTGTCTATGATGGGTCGCCAACAGCAGACCTCGGTCGACCAATGGATGTGTGGCTTAATGCAGACATGTCCATCCTATGGACGATCACAGCAGGCACTAACACAGTAACAGCATACACATTGAGTACACCGGGAGATCTGTCAACGATCAGTGCCGCAGTAGCTACCCTCTCTATGACGGGTATCACTTCAGGTCACGGTCTATACGTGAACCCAGACGGTGATAAAGTTTATGCCAGTGGTAACGGCCTTGTTATCCAAGCCAACCTTAGCACCGCATGGGACCTGACAACGGGCTCAGTCGTCGACTCCTTTGATGTAAAGACTGAGGTACCCGGAGCTGGTTCTGGCTACGCAATGACCCTTGATCCATCAGGCACTAGGCTCTATGTAGCTGATCTCACAGACGAGGATTGCGCTCAATACAATTTGAGTACAGCGTGGGATCTTACCACAGCTGCCTACTCAGGCAACGCAATAGTACTTTCAGGATTCGCACTCAGCCCTCATGGGATGTTCATGCACCCAGATGGTGACGGGACCACGATATACGGTATCGGGCAAGGTGGCGCAGACAAGATGTACATGCTGGAGCTACTGTAATGGCTGCCTCAGACGGTGGACATATTTGGCCTCCGAGGGCATCAGACCCACGGATGCAGGAGCTGACTGGAGGCACCGAACAGACTACTACGCCTGATGACGTATTCAAAGCGTTGCGGGCAGAGGGTTACACAGGGTCACTAGATGACATGTGGAACCAGCATAAAGTGACGCTAGGCGTAGGCGACACCAGTGAGCCTTTCGAGGACAGTGTCGCAGGTGGCTCACCAAAGAACCCCAGCGACTTCGTCTTGACAGAGACGTGGACCGATGGCGGCGCTACGTATGATCTGAATGCTCTCATCACAGATCAAGCTAGTGCTAAGATTACTTCCTTTGATATGACACAGGATGGTCTCAAGCTGGCTCTCAGTAATGACGCTGATGACGACATCTACGTATATGATCTGTCAGTCGCATTCGATTTCTCTACTGCTGTGCTTTCTAGCACTAGGGCATTTACTAATCCAGCAGCTTTCAGATGGAATCAGTTGGGCAATAACTATTCTCTGATCGACAGCTCTGACGATATGAAGCAGTATGCAGCTGGTACCGCTTATGAAGTAGCCGCTGGTGACACATTGCAGACTCAAGCAGACAAGTCAGAGTTTGGTTCTACAGGATCACCTGATGGCAACTGCTGGTTCAATGCTGACGGAAGCAAGGCGTATATGCTAGTACTCGTAGGATCACAGTCTAGTATAGGCCAAGCGTCTCTTGGCACAGCATATGATCTGGATTCAATTACTGGTGTCGTCACACTAGACATAGAGCCCCCGGTTACTGGTCTTTCCAGAGCACAGTCATTCAGACAGACCCCGGATGACAAGTGGCTGTACACCAATTACAATGAAACACTGTACGTAGGTGAGTATGGCACCGCTGGCGATATATCAACGCTGGTCCTAGACACAGTGGAGACACTAGATCTATCAGCACCAATGGTAGGAACGCTTAGAGACATATGGCTTGCTGATGACAGGAACACTATATATGTGGCAAGCGACACTCCTGTCAAGATATTCAAGTTTGAGTACATACCCTAATGGCTTCGACTATTGACCAAATACGGAGCGCGGCGGAAGACGATCTCCTGACATTCATCAGACTAGTGGCCCCGCATAGGGTCCTCGGCAAGTGCCACGAGGATCTCATCAAATGGTGGACTCGTGATGGTGCGGAAGATCATCAGATGGCATTGATCCCACGAGATCACCAGAAGTCAACGATGGTAGCCTATCGAGTGGCTTGGGAGATAACAAGAGACCCGTCTGTGACGGTCCTGTATATCTCTGCCACGAGTGGGCTAGCAGAGAAGCAATTAAAATTCATCAAGGACATCTTGGTGCACCCGAAGTATAAGCGGTACTGGCCGCAGATGGTGCTACCCGACGAAGGCAAACGTGAGAAGTGGACCAATTCAGAAATCTGCGTTGATCATCCGAAACGGACAAAGGAAGGAGTCCGTGACTCGACCGTATTTACGGCTGGCCTTACTACATCAATTACGGGCCTCCATTGTAACATCGCCGTGCTTGACGATGTCGTTGTCAACGAGAATGCGTATACCACAGATGGTAGAAAGAAAGTCGAGTCTCAGTATAGCCTACTGGCATCCATTGAAACCACTGACGCACGTGAGTGGATTGTTGGGACGAGATACCATCCTAAAGATCTATACGGCACTCTCGTCGCCGCAACACAAGACGTTGTGGACAAAGACGGGGAGGTCCTTGACTCTAAGCCTATCTATGAAGTGTGGCAAAAAGAAGTAGAGGATATGGGTGACGGAACGGGTGAATACCTTTGGCCTAGGCAACAGCGCGGTGACGGTCGTTGGTTCGGTTTTAACGCCCGCGTCCTTGCTACTAAACGTGGGAAGTATCTTGACCGCACTCAATACTACGCCCAGTATTACAATAACCCTAACGATCCGGGTGAGGAAGCGATAGGAAGTGAGTACTTCCAGTACTACAACAGAGAGATGGTTACTAAGCGAGACGGAGTGTGGACGTACAACGGTAGACCACTCGCAGTGTTCGCGGCTATTGATTTCGCGTTTTCGCTCCGATCAACAGCGGACTATACGGTCCTTGTTGTTGTGGGCGTCGATAGTGATGGAAATATCTACGTACTCGACATTAAGCGTGAGCGTACAAACAAGACCAAGAGATACTACGACATAATCCGAGAAGCCCATCTGAAATGGGGCTTTAAGAAACTCAGAGCTGAAGTAACGGCAGGACAAGCGGTGATCGCAGAGCGTATCAGAGATGATATCCGCCAAGACGGTTTACTCCTTAGTGTAGACGACTTCAGACCAACTCGGACAATGGGCAACAAGGAGGAGCGCATTCACAACACGCTGGCTCCTCGATACGAGAACATGAGCATCTGGCACTACTACGGGGGCCTCTGCGAGGACCTAGAGCAGGAGCTTATCCAACACAACCCGGCCTTCGATGACATCAAGGATGCACTGCACTCAGTAATGGGTATCGTACGCATCCCGATAGATAGGGGCTTGAAACGGAGAGCATCCACCATAGTGACCCACGGGCGCTTCGGTGGAGTTGCAGCATAACCGCAAAAGGCTTATAATACAGGGCTCACATGGCTAGAACATCCAAGAAAGTACAAGAGATCAACGCTACCCTTCAAGGGGAGGCGTTGTCGTCTTTCGTAGTCAACAAGTACGTATCGTACCGGAACCTACGGCAGGACTGGAACAATGACATGCGGGAACTCCGCAACTACATCTTCCAGACTGATACGACCCAGACATCCAACAACCAGCTACCTTGGAAGAATAAGACGAGCATCCCCAAGATCTGTCAGATCAGGGATAACCTCCACGCCAACTACTTGGCGGCATTGTTCCCCCACGATAACTGGTTCAAGTGGGAAGCAGCCACACAAGACGCTGCTACCCGTGATTCAGCTAGGATGATCGAGTCCTACATGAAGCAGAAGATCCGTGAGTCAGGCTTCAAGGCAATGATCAGTGAGGCACTATATGATTACATCGACTATGGCAATTCGTTCGCTGAAGTCACGTACGAGAATGACACTCACATTACACCAGATGGGACAGCTGTGGGGATTTATAGTGGACCCAAGCTCCACCGCATATCCCCTTACGACATCTACTTCGATCAGTCTGCGGCTACGTTTAAGGACGCAGCCAAAGTCACCCGAACAATTGTCTCTATGGGATCACTCCTTATAGCCGCACAAAGCGACCCAGCTTTCGCTTGGGTCAATGAAGCTCTTGCAAACACTACGCGAGTTAGGCAAGACTTGTCAGCCTACTCTGACTCGGACTTGGAGAAGTCAGAAGGATTCGTCATTGATGGATTCGGCAGCTTATCTGGGTACTACTCATCGGACATGGTTGAGCTACTCGAATTCGAAGGAGATACCTTCGATGTCGAAAGCGGGGAAGTAAAGACCAACAGACGTATCATTGTGATGGACCGGCGCAAGGTAGTGAGCGATGAACCAATCGACTCATGGTTGGGCCGTTCGAACAAGGAGCACGTCGGTTGGCGTTTACGACCCGATAACCTGATGGCTATGGGGCCGCTGGATAACTTGGTTGGTATGCAGTACCGACTGGACCACTTGGAGAACTTGAAAGCTGATGTCTTCGATCAGATAGCTCACCCAGTGGTGTACCAGCGCGGCATGGTAGAGGACTGGAACTGGGGACCGGGCGAGCGCATCTTTGGTGATGTCGACTCGCACGTCGATGTTCTTCGTCCAGACGCAACGGCATTGCAAGCTGACTTCCAGAAGCAGCAGATGATGACGGACATGGAGCAACTCGTAGGAGCCCCTAGGGAAGCTATGGGCATCCGAACTCCGGGCGAGAAGACAGCCTTCGAAGTTCAAGAGTTGCAGAATGCAGCCGGTAGACTGTTCCAACAGAAGATCACGTACTTCGAGGAACACTTCGTCGAGCCCCTTCTAAACCAGATGCTTGAGTCGGCACGACGCAACATCAACGCAATGGAAGTAGTCAAGGTACTTGACGACGACTTCGCAGTAGCTCAGTTCCTGAAGGTAACGCCGAAGATGCTGAACAGCAAGGGCAAGCTGTACCCCATCGGGGCACGACACTTTGCTAAGCAGGCTCAGGTCGTACAGAATATCCTAGGCTTTGTCAACAGCGCAGCCTACCAAGACGAAGACGTGAAGGCTCACATCAGCTCGCTCAAGATAGCGAAACTGATGGAGGAGAACCTCGGACTGCAAGAGTTCGAACTGGTGCAGGATAACATCCGAGTATCAGAACGACAGAAGACGCAGCAGCTTGCTACGCAAGCGCAGGACGAGAATATCAAGCAGGTAGCGGACAAGCAGTTCGCTGACGACGAAGCAGAAGCGGAGTTACTAGGCTAATGACGACATCCATCATTGATAGGAACGGCAATCAGCTAGTAGACCCCGGTTTGGATATAGCGAGGGGTGCTTATCAGGAAGTCACTCATATCAATAAGTTTGGAACTAACCATGACGTAGGGACAGACTATGAGGACGTATGGGAACAAGGAGACAAATGGGTTGCTATGCCCGCAGCCACATTAGTTGAGGTTGCGTCTACTAGTACCGAAGATTCCCCTGCGGGAGATGGAGCAGGATCACTTGTCATACAAGGACTTGGTGCTGATGGTTTAGAAATACAGGACGTAGTACTACTGAATGGTACGACACCAGTACTTTCTAACTTAATCTTCTCCTTCATCAACCGTGCGTTCATCTACAGCGTAGGCGCTACTAACACCACAGGATACAACCTTGGTATACTGTATGTTGCGGATGACTCTACCACTTGGGGAGGTACTACGGCTGGTGTCCCTGATACTGCCGCAGCCATTCAAGTGCACATAGCGGCAGAGCAAGGTCAAACACAGCAGATGATATATACTGTGCCGTTTGACAAAACAGGGTACGTTACTGGTGGCTACATTGCTGCTGATGGCAGTAAGGTATGTAGTTACATATTCTACATGACTACGAGAGACACTCCAGCAGATGGCATAGGCGTACAAAGAGTAGCCTTTGAAGCTACGGTTACTGGCGGCTCGTTTATTAAGGCATTCCACCCGTATGTGCAAGTTCCCGCTGGATCATCTGCGCACGTAGAAGCTAAGGTTGACGTAGGCTCCGCTTCTGTATCGGCAGGACTTGATATAGTACTAATAGCTAACGAAAGGAAGTGGTAATGGACGGAAGATGGTTCAAAGAAGACAGGGCTGAAGCCAAGGACGCTAGGGAATTGGATAAACTCCAGCAAGAGAGCGAGAAGGCTCTCAAGAACTCAACTCTGTTCCAGCGCAGGCTGGAGCGGATATTAAACGAGTTGATCGACTCGTCCGACAGGGACGATGAAGACTTCTCGAAATCGAATTGGCAATTGATTCACGCAGCCAATATCTCTCGACGCAAAGTGCTGCGTGAGATTATCAAACTGATACAACTGAAATAGGAGGTCGACCATGACCACTGACGTATTTGCTACTGACCAAGGTAGCGAGAGTGTACTGGATACACTCGTAGGTGAAGGCAAGAAGTTCGCAGATGCGGAAGCACTGGCAAAAGGAAAGGCAACGTCTGATGCACACATCAAGACTATCGAACAGGAGAACGCAGCCCTGAAGGAACAACTCGAAGCAGCAACCCTTGCCTCTGGCAAGTCCGCTTCGGTTGAGGAACTCATGGAAGCAATCCAAAAGGCTAACGCCGAAAAGCAAAGTTCAGAAGGTGGCAAGACCATGTCTGCTGAAGAACTCCAAGAAGTCATTAAGTCAACACTTCAGGCCGAGAAGACCGCCGATACCAAGGCAGCTAATCGGGCGATAGGGAACGAGCTAGTACTCAAGGCTGTAGAGGGCAATGTTGAAGCCGCTAGAGCACTTGTGGCAGAGCGGGCAGCAGCGGTGAATATGACACCAGCTGCACTGGCCGAGCTGAGCGAGAATAGTCCCGAAGCATTCGCCACCCTGATTGACCCAAAGACTGTAGCTGCTACCTCAGGCAGTACTGCTGCACTACCCCATGCACGCACGGAAGCACTGAACCAAGACGCATCTCGACCCCTCGAAATTGAAGGGTTCAAGACTAAGGCTTGGTTCGACGCAAAGAAAGCGGAAGTAGGGCATGTGAAGTATATCAACGACCAAGCAATTCAACAGGAATTGACACGGTCGATGAATGGCCTGAGAGAGCGTTTCAACAACTAACTCTCTAAACGAGGAAACACACCATGTCTATGAATACAGGCAATAGTGCGGTTCTCACTCGCTCGGAGATTTGGAGTACACAACTCAAGGAAGTTCTCCAAGACGACTTGAACGCGCAAGGCTGGGTAAACTGGCTGAGTGAGTTCCCAGATGGTGACCAGTTCACCATCCCGTCTATTGGCGAATCGACAATCAGAGACTATGCAGAGGATACTGACGTAACCTTCGATGCATTGGACACTGGTGAGTTCACCTTCACAATCACTGAGTACCTGAGTTCTGGGCACTATATCACCGAGAAGGCAAGGCAAGACTTGTTCTACGCTGCACAGCTAGAAGCCAAGTTCCTGCCCTCGCAGGCTCGGGCTCTCGCTGAGAAGATCGAAACTGACGTACTGGCACTCGCTGCCGGTGGCGCTAGTGGCGGTCAGACAGCGTCGAGCACCAACCAGATCAACGGAGCAGATCACCGCTTTGTTGCTACGGGTACCAACGAAACGATGGCAGTAGCCGATTTTGCTAAAGCACTCTACGCTTTGAAGAAAGCCAATGTGCCGCAGTCTAATCTGGTTGCAATCGTCGACCCTTCGGTCGAGTACGAGATCAACACGTTGACCAATATCGTGAACGTCTCGAACAACCCCCGTTGGGAAGGTATCGTTGAATCGGGTATCGGCAATGGCATGACGTTCGTTAAGAACATCTTTGGCTTTGACGTATTCGTTTCGAACTACCTGCCGACTGCCAACGAAACAATTAGCTCGGTCACTACGGCTGCTGGTAAGGCTAACGTCTTCTTCAGCGCGGCTACTCCTGACTTGCTCCCATTCATGGGCGCAATGAGGCAGATGCCTAAGGTCGATGGTGGTTATAACTACAAGAAGCAGCGTGAGGAATATGTCACGACTGCTCGTTATGGCCTCAAAGTGTACCGTCCTGAAAACCTTGTTTGCGTTCTCGCAGACACAGACCAAGTATAAGGTGGCTGACTATGAGTAGAAATACTGTATGGGAAAACTCCGATGGCTTGGCTGTTGGTTTTGGCACGCACTCCGCAGACAACGAAAGTTCGTCTGTAACAGCAGAAGGCGAAGTCGTTACAGTGAAGCAAGAAATTGATCTCACTGTATTGGCTGATGCTGCCACTGCTCTCACGGCCTCTCCGCAGGCTCACGTTATTCCACGAGGTTCGTTCCTCATGGATGCTACGATCCAGACCGTTATTGCTGCCACGTCAAGTGGCTCGGGAACGCTGGACATCGGCACGTGGTCTCGTGGTAAGGCTAGTGAAGTAGTCGACCTTGCGAATGGCATTGTAGATGCCGTTACTGTTGCTGAGATGACCACGATTGGTGAAATCCACTTGTGCGACGGAGCTATGCTTCCGTTGGCATCTGGTGTAACTGGTCAAGTTGGTTTGATCTCCGACAGCGATGTCGTTATTGCACCTTCATATGACACTGGAGCTTTCCAGACTGGTGTTATACTGTTTGTGCTGCGATACCGCAAGCCGTTTGGCTCTGCTGGCCGTACGATAGCCGTATAACTTAATAGGTGATAGCCCCCTTTAGGGGGCTTGACCCCTGCAAATAGAGGAACCTATTATGACACAGCCAGCTAAAGGAAAAAGCAAACTTGCTGATACTAGCGGTCTTCCACAGATCGCTGATCAATCAGCAGCTATCGCTGACACCGTGGACGCCCTTGACGGGGCTACCCAGACGGGAGATACACTCACCACGAGTGCTACCCCTACGGTAACAGAGCTAGAAGCTAACGATGGTGTACTAGGCGGAAAGATCATAGCGATCCTTGAAGTCCTACGAGCCCATGGCTTGCTTGCTGACTAAGTAAAACGGTGATCCCCCTTCGGGGGGACTACCTTTGGGAGTCCAGATGGACAAGTGGTACCCTAAATACTTTCACGCTACCGTCCCACACTCAGGGACACGTTTTGTGAACGAAGCGTTTAAGAAGCACAAGATCAAGATTGCACAGCAACACAGTCATAAGAATAAGTCGCAGTGGACGGACTTTGTCTTCTGCCACATAGGACCTGACTGGATACCGTATCTTGAGGAGTGCATTGAAAACTCCGAGAAGTCTTGGATGACAGTGCGCGATCCCATAGGGACTTGGTGCACACAGTACAGAAATGTAGAGCCGACTATGCACGAGACGGATTACTACTACAAGCAGAAGCTAGGCCAGCTGCGTGGGCAGTACGAAACACAGTTGCAGATTGCTTCACAGTTTGAACACATCCACAGAGTGGATATTGATAGCATGAGTACGTTGGGTCAGTTCGTAGGCTTAGACCTAGAGCAAGACAACAACACCTTCTCAGTGTGGACACCGATGAAGGAAGCTGTCAAGAACAGAGACATTGAACAGATAGAGAAGCTCTGTGAAGGTACAGAGTTTTGGACTTGCTTCGTAGAGAGCATTACTCCAGACATAGCCGAATTCTACGAGAACCTAGGCTACGACATATGGTGGGCAAATGGCTAAATCAACACTCCTTGAAATCGTACAAGACATCCTAGCGGTGACTGACGGTGATGAGGTCAACTCAATCTCAGACACAGTCGAGTCCGATCAAGCGGCTCGTGTTGTACAGTCGGAGTTCTTCCGTCTAGTCGATGACTTCGATATCAAGACGCAAGAGACAATGACTCAGCTGACTGCTTCGGCAGCAGCTACGCCTTGTCTCATGACTCGGCCTGAGGGATTCCACAGCATAGAGAAGATCTGGTACGACAAACGAGTACTCGTTGGTGATGACCCAGACTTCCAGACTATCACCTTCAGAGACCCAGATACATTCATAGAGATGGCTATGTCCTACACAGCGTCCGACTCTGATGTCGAGACGATGGCACTAGGAGACAGTGGCTTCTCTCTACAGATTAAGAACGACAAGGCTCCTACGTATTGGACGATACTCGAAGGTTATGATGATATCATCTTCGACTCGTACGATTCGAGTCTTGAAACAAATCTCCAAGCTAGCAAGTCGCTAGCTCGTGGAGTACAGAGGCCCGTGCTTGCTTTAGCAGAC